GCAGGAATTGCCGGTGATATTACCAGGGCAGAACATGCTACTGTCAAGGCAGAATTGATGGATACTGATTATCCGGTTACCAGATTTGGGGAGCCGGTAAAAATGGTCAGTGGTAAAGCAAGGCCGTTTACTGCTGGCGACACTGTTTCCGATCTGTATGGATTTGGAGTTCGTCCTTTCCCGACACAGGCTTCGCTTAATGAAGCAATTGCAGCAGCAACACCGAGCACGACTTTGCCTATAGATGTTATGAGAAGGGGATATATGACGGTTTTTTGCCAATATGGTTCTCCTTCTAAAGGGGGCGCTGTTTATGTCCGTACCGTAGCAGCAGATGATCCTACTGCCCAGCCCATTGGTGGTATTGAAACAGGAGCAGACGGAGGAGATTGTACTGTATTGACGGGAGCTATATTTGAAGGCACTGCTGATGACTACGGCTTTGTTGAAATTTCTTACAATATCTAATTTGATGACGATTTAGGAGGTTTATAAAATATGTACACTTTTGATGAAATGGTAATTGATAGTACTGGCGCATTTTTAGTTGGAGAGTTGGAACGACTCGACTTAACTTTGCATGAGCCTTTGATGGCTATTACGTGGGGCAGGGATGTTGACCTGAGAGATGATGTCAGCATTGCAGATGAAACTTCGAGTTTCACCAATTCGAGCTTTGCTTCTGCTGGTGGACTTAATTCTTCTGGCAAAAATATTATCGGAAAGACTTCTAATGCTGTTCCTGGTGTTGGAGTCGATATTGGTAAAACTGCTCAGGCGTTGTATGATTGGGCCACAGAAGTTAAATATACAATTCCGGAACTGATGTCTGCACAGAAAGTTGGCCGTCCCATTGATGCCCAGAAGTATCAAGGCATGAAGATGAAGTGGGATATGGACGTCGATGAAATGGTTTATATTGGCGATACCACTTTGGGCGAATATGGATTGGTTAATAATTCAGGGGTAACCGTTGGTTTTGTTGATGCTGGCGATTCTGGATATACACAGTTTGTGCGAAAAACTCCGGCAGAAATTTTGTACGATATCAATGAATTGATTAAGGCAGCATGGGTTGCTTGTGGTACAGCGGTTTGTCCCGACAAGCTTTTGCTGCCTCCTACCCAGTTTGCATATATTACTTCGCAGACCGTTTCTACTGCTGGCAATATCAGTATATTGACTTACCTTCAGGACAACTGCATTTCGCTGAAGATTAATGGTCGTAAGCTTGATATTCAGCCTTGCAAATGGTTGACTGGTCGTGGTGTTGCTGCTGGTTCTCCGTCTGCTGCAACTGATAGAATGGTTGTTTATCGTCAGGATAAGAACTTTGTTCGTTACCCGTTGGTACCGTTGCAGCATACCCCGATTGAATATCGTAGCATTTGGCAGCTTACTACTTATTACGGAAAGCTTGGAGTATTGGAAATCGTCTACCCGGAGGCAATAAGATATGCGGACGGAATTTAAGTAAAATCAATAACTTACAGGTTTATTGAATGATAATTTATAAGATTGAAAACAATATTAATGGAAAGATTTACATAGGACTTACAACAAAAGGGCTAAGTAGAAGAATTTCAGAACATATTGCAGAAAATAAATCTCCTATTCAGAAAGCGTTAAATAAATATGGGATTCAATCTTTTGATATTTCTATCATTGATTATGCCGATACTAGAGAAATTTTATGCGAAAAAGAAAAGTATTGGATAAAATATTACGATTGTAAAGCCTATAAAGGTTATAACCTGACTGATGGTGGCGACGGTCTTATAAATCCTACGAAATCTGTTAGAAAGAAAATCTCTAAATCTGTGTCTAAATTACTTAAGGGGAATCAGTACAGAAAAGGTAAACAGAATTCTTTAGAAACAAAAAAGAAGATTAGTAATTCATTAAAAGAGACTTTTAAATCTAAAGAAATGAGAAAGAAACTTTCTGATTCTCATAAAGGTAGGGTAATTTCCGAAGAGCAGAAACAGATTCTAAGAGAGAAAGCAACAGGTAGAAAAAGAAGTGATGCTCATTTATTTTCAGAAAGGGCATTGAAATATACCCGTAAACCTGGATATGTAAATCCTATGAAAGGAAAGAAAAGACCAGATTTATCAGAGAGAAACAGATTAGGGAAGGGAGTTGCCAAAACCTTTTCTGACCCTAAAGAAAGAGCTATGAAAATTTCTCTTTCTAAGACAGGTAAAAAACATCTTAAAGAGGAGGTGTAAAAATGATTTTGAAGCTAAAATCTTCCTGCGAACTTCTTACCAATAATGGAAGGAAATCTTTTAGACCGGGAAGTTATAATATAGAAAAAGAAGAGATTGTAAAAGATCACTGGTTTCTGCTTGGCTTAGTGCAAGGAGGCCAAGCAGAAATTCTTAAAAAGGATTCTGCCCCTGTTTTTAAGCATCTTCCCAATGCTGAAGAAATAAGAAAACAGCCTGAGCCTATTGATTTGGGAAAGCCCTTTTCATGGGAACAGGTTGTAGGCAAGGAAGAAGTAGAAGAGATTGCCCCTGAGAAAAAAGCTGAAGAGAAGGTTGTTGAAGAAGTAGAAGAAATAGAAGAAGTCAAAGAAGCTGAGCAGCCTATAAAGGTTGAAATAAAAAAAGAAAAATTGCGTAGGAAGAAATAATGACAGTCAGTGCAAGTAATTTTAGAGCGGCATTTCCTGAGTTTGCAGATACAACAAAATATTCCAATGCTATGGTGGAATATTATGCAAGTTTAGCTGATCTAACATTAAATACTGATAGATGGGGAGACTTTTTAACACATGGGTCTTATTTATTTATCGCCCATAATTGTGCATTAAGAGCCAAGGCAGTTGCCGATGCTGCCGCTGGTGGTATTCCTGGGCAGGGTGGTGTAGTAGCAAGTAAAAGTGTTGCAGATGTAAGTGTCAGCTTTGATACCGGAGCTTCTAATATGGATAATGCCGGTATGTATAATGCAACAATTTATGGTAGAGAACTTTTGAAATTAGCTCGAATGGTAGGAATCGTTGCTTTTGTGGGTACTCCCCAAACAACATAATAATGGCATGAAGAACTTTATTAATGCAGCAATTGAAACAGTGAACACGCCTACAGATGAAAAGCTTTTAGAAACTATTCTGAAAACTTTAGAAAAACATGCTGTATATGTTGGGATTCCCGAAGATAAAGGAGAAAGAGATTTTGTTATGCCTCAAAATAGTGTATTGCTTTTGAGAAACCTCCAATTAGGAGGGCAAATAAATAACGCCACTCTCCTTTATATTCATACTCATGGTTCTCCGGTAAAGAATATCCCGGAGAGGCCTGTTATAGAACCTGCCATTGAAGATAAAGAAAATGCTTCTAAATTAAATAAGCTTTTGCTTAATGCTGCCAAGGAAGGCATTAAAGGTAATGAACAAGGTTTATTAATTCAGTTAGGAAGAGTAGGTATGGCGGCACAGAATATATGCCGGGACTGGTTTACTAATCCAAAAAACGGTTGGCCTCCAAATCAACCAGCAACAATTAAAGGCAAGCTAAGAAAGATGAGTAAGAAGAAAAGAGAATCTGCTTTAGCTGCCATTGATCGTGGTGAAGCGGCAGATCATCCGTTAATAGATACTGGGCAGCTTCGCAAGTCGATCGTGTTTGTGGTGAAATAGTTATGATAGATAATTCTTCATTAATTGTTGATCCTGATTTAGGAGCACAGGCTTATACCGTTTTAAGAAGTACAGGCTCTTTTATCAAGGGAAGATGGACAGAAATAGAAGAAGAAATTTCTATGTTCGGTTCAGTTCATGTATCTTCTCAAAAAGATTTAAATCAGTTTCCTGAAGGGGATAGAATAAAATCAGCAATGACATTTTATTCTACTCAGGAACTTTTTGTTACAAGAACAGGCGATACTCCTGGCACTTCAGATAAATGTGTTTGGAGAGAAGATGAGTATAAGTTGGTTGCTGTTTTCCCATATATTGATTTTGGTTTCTATAAAGCTATTGGTGTCAGAGTAAAGGGTTCCTAATATGGCAACGGATGCATTTTTAAATAAATCAGAATTGGAAGATTTGTTTTATGACGTAACAGTTTCCGTTATGAATGCAAGTCCTGATTTTGATGTTCGTCATTCGTGGCCAACTAATGGAGCACCTGCTTTTGGCGTTAATGATAATTTAGTTTTTTTATCCATATTTGATTCCCCTAGCCCTGTTACACAGCAAAGGGAAAATATATATACTCAAGAAGGAAGCCCTGAAGCCGGTAATATGGAAACAACATATACCAGAACTTTAAGGGTTAATTGGAAATTCTATGGCCCCGATAGTTGGGATAATGCCAGGCTTTTCCGTGACAGTATTTTTTATCAAACAAATCATGATTTGTTTGCGGTTCAAAATCTTTTTGTTGTACCTGATTTTGATCCTCCACAAAGAGTTCCTGAGCTTTGGGAAGGAATGTGGTATGAGCGTTGTGATTTAACAATTTATTTCAATGAAGGAGTTTCTCTTAACAGGGAAGTTCCTCCCATTGAGACTGTCGGGATTGTTGTTATGGATTATGAAGGAATTAAAGCAACAATTAATATCGACGAGGAATAATATTAAAGGAGATGTAAATTGATATGACTAGATCAAGATCATTAGACAATATTGTAGATATTACCGTAGAAGTCAGCCCTTTAGCTGCGGCACGTTCTACATTTAATCAAGCATTGTTTATTGGTACTACCAATGTCATTGATACTACGGAAAGACTTCGTCTTTATGAAGATTCCGACAGTATGCTCGATGATGGTTTTACCGATACTGATCCTGAATACATTGCGGCGCAAATATATTTCAGCCAAAGTCCTGCGCCGGATAAATTATGGATTGGAAGGCAAGACTTAGATGCCGTTGAAAGTTGTTTAGATGCTTTAACCGATTGTAGACAGAAGAATCCGGAATGGTATATTGCCGTTTGTTTAAATGCAGTTTATGCAGATCATGTAGAATGTGCCCAGTACATTGAGTCTTGTACCCCTGCATCACTATATGGCTTTACAACTTCAGATGCAGAATGTATTTCTTCTGTCGCTGCCAGTCCTCCTGACATTTTCTCTTATCTGAAGTCTCTTTCTTATTCGAGAACATTTGGACAGTATGCAACAACACAGTCTGCGGTTTATCCCGATAATATTTATGCTATTTGTGCAATTATTGGTTACGCTTGCGGACAAAACTCTGGATTAGCCAATTCTGCATTTACCTTAAAATTCAAGAAAGAAGTTGGCATTTCTGTTGAGCCGTTAACTGCTACCCAGATAACAGCATTAGAGGGGAAGAATGGTAATGCCTATTTATATTACGCCAATTATTATACGATCTTTGAACAAGGAAAAATGGCAGACGGTACGTTCTTTGATGAAAAGATCAATCTGGATATGTTTGTTAATAATTTGCAGCTTACTCTTATGGATTTGTTATACCAGAATCCCAAAGTGCCTCAGACAGATGCAGGTGTAACACAGCTTATTCATGCCTGTAATGAAGCGTGTGATGAAGCGGTAAGAATTGGATTTATTGCTCCCGGCACTTGGACAGGTGTTAATGTTCTTAATTTAAGCACAGATGATCCGTTGCCTAAAGGTTATTTGGTACAGGCAGAAGCATTGTCTACTCAGTCTCAGGCAGATAGAGAAGCAAGGAAATCTGTTCCGATTTATATCTGCATCAAAGAGTCGGGAGCTGTACACAGCATTGCCATTGGAGTCTATGTCAATAGGTAAGAGGAATTATTATGCAATTTCCTAGTTTGTTTGATTACACAGTTTATAGTTTTTTAGATTTATCCGCAGTAATTGCTCATCCTGATTTAGGCTCGTTTGTTTTTAGCGAAGGTGGCGTTGGTCAAATTGTAGTAGCAATGGCAAATGATAAAACCTTTCATGAAGTAGATGTCAGAGGAACCGTAGTTGGTGCAAAGATTCCAAGTCACAATGGACAAATTCATATTCAGTGCCAGCAAACAAGTAATATTCATAAATGGCTGCAATGGAGTTATAATATTTTGAATCAAGCAGATGCTAAGAAGTGGATGCAGATGTCTGCGACAATGAGAAATATTTGCGACGGTACTAGCCATGAAGTAAGAGGAATGTCGTTTAATAAAATTCCTGACAAGGCTTATGCTTCACAAGGTCAAATGGTAGAATGGATTTTATTTGCTGCTAATATTGTTTCAACTTCTAATAATCCAAGTATGATTGGAAAACAATTTATTAATAGATTAAGTTCTGCCGGAGAAGCTATTGCCGGCAGATTAGGAATTTAAGAGAGGTGTAAAAATGGCTGAAACCACAGTTTATAGCTTTTTAGATTTGTCAGGTGCTGTCGCCCATCCGGATTTAGGTGCTTATATCTTTACCGGAGAAGGCGTAGGGCAGATCACAATTACAATGTCTACAGATAAGACTGCTCATAATGTTGCTGCTGAT